TCAGAGGTTACCGCCCGGATTGAGGTCGGCGGAATCCGAGACGGTCTCACCCGTGGTGTCGGCGGTATCTGCGCTGATGCCAGCAGTGGTCTTCGCCACGGCGCTGGCGGCGCTCAAGGCCACGCTCTTCGCGGCGCTGATGCCATTGACCACGCCCTCTTTCTTCAATGCATCCACGAGCTGCTGGCCAGCAAGGCTCGCGCTGGTGATGTTCTGGTTCTTCCACCAGCCGTAAATGGTTCCGGCGATGCCGATGACACCGAAGATTGAAGCGCTGACCTGCTCGTTGGTGAAAGGCAGCGGATTGATGCCGGCCAAGGACAGGCCCGCGTTGGCCAAGGCGTAGAGGGTGACGATAATAGTCACTCCGGCCTTGACGCGCTCGGCTGTCAGACCGGGCAGATTGGTGGCGGTGTTTTTAGTGGCGTGTTCCGCCATATTTTGCCTCCTTAATAAGGGAGGCCACCTCCGAAGAGATGGCCTTGAAATGGTTATTGTCGTGAGATGACCGCCAGTAGGACAATGAGCGTGCACAGCGAAATCAGGGCATGCGTCACTCAGGCCTCCAATGTTTCGGGCGCCACGTCGGCGCGCAGCTCGTCGGGCAGATGCGGCTTCGGATGACGTTTGAGAAATTCCGGCTCGATGATCTCGCAGAACAAGCCAAGCCAATGGAAAAGGTCGCGGGTGTAGGCCGTGAGCGTGAAATACTTCCGCTGCTGCGATTCCAGATGCTGTATCTGCTCCTCCTGCGATTCGACCTGCTCGCGCAAAGGCTTGATGACTGAATCGGTCAGAATGTCGCAGGCTTGGGCGGCTATCTGCGCAGTGTCCTTGCGACGGCTAGAGATGGCGCCGATGATGGCTCCGACTCCTCCGCCGCCGACCAGTGCGACGATCACCGCCGTCCAGAATTCCTGGCTTGAGAAGAGGTCGAGCGGTGGCATCAGTCCTCGGCTCCGTCACTGCGCCATGTCTTGATTTCGGTGACTTGTGCGAGCTGGGTGGCGGTAATGGTCTCGCTGTCCTTGGTGTCCATGTCCGCGATGGTGGCCTCGGTGGCCTGCCGGTCCGTGAAGGTCGCGGTGACGCCACGCTGATAGTCAGTCCATGTCTCGCCGTCAGCGTCCTTGTGGTCGAATGTCAGGCCCAAGCGCAAAAGCTGGTAGACGATGCCACTCTTGGGTGGGCGCAGGTCGAGGATGCCGTCCTGCACGTCGGCAGCGGCGGTATTGGTAGCGGTGGTTTCATCGGTCATTTTTCCTCCTTGTGTTATTTGGTCACGATTTCGCGGCCGTCGATGTACAATGCGCCAGCGGTCGGGCCCGTGGCGAGCGTGTGGTTCCCCGCCCATTTCAGACTCCAGCCCGCGGCGGAGAGCGCCAAGCCCCAGCCCTGGTCGTTCGTGAACTGCAAGCCGCCGGAGCCGATGGACAGTTTGCCGTATTTCACCGTCTCCAGATCCAGACCGGTCCGGGCCGAGCATTCGACATGCGCCCCGTCTGGCGCGGTGATGCTGATGCCGCCCGCGCCGAGCTGGATATGATAGGTGACCGTCTTGTTCGCAGTAGGCTGCACGGTGATGTCAAGACCGTCCTGTGACAGGATCAAATGCCCGGACCCGACGCCATTATCACCAGCCACCTGCAAACTGTGCCGGTCGATGCGTGTGAGCAGCTTGCCGTCCTTGTCCAGCAGGTCGAAACTGCCGTCAGTGTTCACCAAAGCGCTCACGCCGTTGAACACGCCGTTTTTCTGGTGGCCGGCGCGAACGCCTGCGGAAGTGAGACTGATGCAGTCCTCCAGCGTGCCGACGCGCGACTTGGCGTCGGAAGCGTCGGACTTGGCTGTGTTCGCCGTGGCCTGCGCGGTCTTGGTCTCGGTCTTGGTTGCGAACTTCACGTCCAGACTGTTGTTGTTCTGGGTGATCTTCGACGAGATCTCCTGCGTGACGCCGCTCTTGGTGGCGTAAGTGCTCGCGACGGTGCTCGTGATGCTCTTATTGCTCGCGGTGATATCGGATTTCGTGGCCAGACCGGAACCATCGGAACCTTTATAGTTCTCGACAACACCGAGTGCGATGGTTTTGGCATTCTGATTGACATAGGATTTAGTAGCGTAATCGCCTGCTGGTTGAAGGCCGGTGACATCGACGCATACGACGTTAGACACATACCACTGCGTCGAACCATTACTTGCCGACTGATCGATCTGGAAGAACACACATCCTCTGGATTTCCCATTCGGACAGGAGAAACGCCATGTCGCAGCAATCCATCCGTCGCTAAGGTCTGACGTCGATTCAGCTCCCCGATATGTATCAAAGGAATTTCCGCCGGTCTGTGCAGTGTACCAGATGCCAGCATTCAGTGGTTTGTCTCCCTTTAATCGCTTGATATGAGCGGTTATCACATAGGTATGACCCGGAACTACAGGAAAACTAGTGGCATTATTTTGATGATCACGGCTGGCGAGTAGATTCACTCCGCTCCCATTCGGCGCAGTGACATTATTCACCCGAGATGTGATCTGGGGCTTGTCGGCATCGAACGTCGGATTGACCCAGAGGTTCGAACCACGGCCATAGGTCTGGCTTACAGTCGTCTTGAAGCCGTTCAACGACTGTTCCACGCTGCTCGCCCGACTCGACGCGTCGGAGGCGGTCTTCGCGACCTGCGTCAACGTGGCCTTGTTCGAGTCGGCCGTGGATTTCACCGTGTTGACGGTCTGCACGGTCGAATCCAACGTCTTCGCGGTCTCCGACAGTTTCGAGGACAATGTGCTGGCCGTCTGCTCCACCGAGGACGCCTTGCCCATCGCCCCGGAAGCGGTCTTCGCGACCTCCGACACCTGCGCCTTGATGGAATTCGCTGTTTGGGTAAGAGAACTGTTGGTTGCGTAATCTCCTGCGGGCTGAAGGTCCTCTGGGGCTGGAGACCAGTCAGTTGGTTTAGTGCCTTTTTCGAGCTTCCATCGATATTTTGGAAAGGCATAAATACCAACTAAGATGGTAGCTGCATTTGTATCAGTCGTAAAGGTAATATGACCTTTATCTCTGATTGATATTGAAGGAACTACAAAATTGATAAGAGTACCTTCGGAATCAAACTGACTGATACGACCAGTGTAATTTGCAGTATCAGTCATTGAATCATATGCACTTAAAACATATGTTGTATCCGGATCGACTATGATTGGTTTTTTAGATGACGAATCGCCATTCCATTCGGAATCTGAAACTGAAGCATCTGGACTTTGAAGATTTCCAGTTACGGTATCTAGATAAGTCTTAATGAAATTCGATTTAACAAGAAGGTTCCGTCCACCAATCGTAAGATTGTTGAAATCATTCTTGGTAGTATAAGTCTCAGCAACAGTGGTCTTAAACCCATTGAGATTCGCTTCGAGACTCGTAGCCTTGTCAACAGCGCTTTGAGCCGTCTTCGCATTTGCCGTAATATTCGCGCTAAGCGAATCCGAAGTAGCCTTCAGACTCGCCTGGGTTGCATACAGAGCATCGTTCTGTGCCTTAGTCTGGTAATTTTTCGACAGATTCAGAGTTACGGCGTCAGCGGTCTGCTGTGCCTTGGATGCGGCTGTCACGGCACCATCGGCGGTTCCCTGAGCTTTGGTTACTTCTGCGGAAATGCTATCGGAAGTCGCCTTCAGACTCGCCTTGGTCGCATATATCGTATCAGCCTGGGATTTTGTCTGATAGTTCTTTGTCAGATTTGCGGAAATACCATCGGCGGTCTGTTGGGCCTTGGATGCGGCTGTCACGGCGCTGTTTGCGGTTGTCTTGACGGACTCGACATTCGCCGTGATTGATTCCGCGGTCTGAGTCAGAGAACTCTTGGTCGCATAGGTCGCCGGAATATCGATCTTCAGCTTATCGACATCACCCTGAGCCTTGTTCGCACTGGATTGCGCGGCATCGGCTGCATCCTTCGCTGTGGCCGCATTGCTGACTGCGGTATTTGCCGTTGATTGGGCCTTTCCGGCTGCAGTGTTCGCTGCCGTTGCGGATGCCTGGGCATTATTCGCGGAAGTCTGTGCCTTGGATGCATCCGCCAGTGCCTTGGTGACATCAGTATCCTGGTTCAGCTCCCACGTGTAGGTCTTGCCGTCGTCGGAGCCGAACCGGTATGCCTTACCGGTGGCCTTGTCGTAGTAAAGGTCGCCGGAATGCTTCTTCCTCTTCGCGTCGGTGGTCCAGTCCGAAGCCGGCTTGTTTGTCAGTGTCGGGACACCGGTTCCCTGCCAGGATTCGATGGCGTTATCCGCAACGTTCTGGAGAGCAGACAACGCGTCCTTTGTGGCATATGTCTTTGAGACCGAAGCCGTAATGGAATCCGAAGTCTGCTTCAGACTCGACTGGGTCGCATAAATCTTATCGGCATCCGCCTTGGTCTGATACTCGGTCCTCAGAGTCGTCCTGATCTGATCGGCCGTCTGCACAGCTGCGGAAGACTGCTTAAGCGAATCATTTGCGGTTTTGCCTGCTGATTCGGCAGTGGTCTTTGCGGCGGTGGCGGTCTGGGTCGCAGTGGTGCTCTGGGTAAGAGCGGTCTGCGAATCCTTGTATGCGGAAGATGCCGTAGTCGATGCCTCGGTAGCAGTCTGTTTGGCCTCCGTGGAGACACTCAGGGCACTGTCGGACTTCTTGACCGCATTGCTGACTTTCGTCGTCAGTTCGCCGAGCTCGGTAGTGTGCTGTTCGATGACCGCATTAGCGGAATCGAGATCCGATGCGACGTTCTCGGCCTTAGACTGGGCTTCGGCCGCGGCCTGTTTCGCTGCGATGGCCTTCGCATCGACGGCCTGGATGGACTTGTCCAGATCGGCGGTGGATGCATTGGCTTTGTCAGCCGCCTTCTGGGCCGCATCGGCCGCCGACTGCGCCTTGTCGGCGGATGATTGGGCGGCCTTGACGGTGGAGTCCATCTCGGACTTCGCATCCTGGACCTGCCGGGTCAGATCGCTTCGGACCTTGTCGGCCTTGGCTGCGGCATCCTGCGCCTGCTTGCGCGCGTCGTCGATGCCCGCCTGCGCGTCCTGGCGGATCTGCTCGCCCTTGGCGATCGCCTCGTCGGCCTTCGCCATGGCCTTGTCGGCGGACTGCTGCGCGTCCTGCGCGGCCTTGTCGATCGCGCTGGTGTCCACGATCGGCATCTGATTACCATCCTGGTCGATGCGATTCGCGCCATCCTGCGCGCCATCGCCAATGATGACGTCCGTATCACCCTGCGTGGGGATGCGCACGGTGCCCATCTTGTGGGTCTTCTGGGCCAAGGCGAGCCGCATGGCCTTCATGCTCAAAGTCAGTCCGAGCACATCGTCATCCGGATTCAATTCCACATGAGAGGACATTGCCACCTCCAAAAGTCAGGCCATGGGATCCTCCATGGCGTCGAAAATCAAGCTCACCTCGTCCGATTGGTCGCCGCCCATCTGCATGAGACGGCATTCGTACACGCCGTCCGCGAGACTCGGGAAGCCTTGGATGTCCAACCGCATCGTCTCGCCGGGCCAGAAGCTGCCGAGCGGATGCAATGGCGTGCCGTCCACGCTCAGATCATTGGCGTGCAATTCGCCCTTGATCTGCATGAGCGGTGCGTGATTCGCGGAAAGGACACCGTCGGCATGCTGGCGCAGCAGATTTGCATCGGCCGCGTCCGTGTCGCTGTAGGCCATCTCGCGGAGCGGGAACGGCTCATGGTCGCCGTTCACGAGGCTCAGATCCTCGGACAGGTGGCATAATTGCGCCTTGTCAGTGCCCGAACCGGAGGCGTAGACGCGGTGCACGGCTCCGAGATGGTCTATTGTGATGTTTTCCAAAGTGCCACCATAAGGCGAGCTGGAAAGCTCGAGTATGGTGCCCTGCGCGATGTCCGGATTCGCGTCGGAGCCCGCGAGGAAGTCGAAGCGAATCGTATTGCCGGACAGTTTCGGCCGCAATTGCAGATCCGGCCCGTTTTCCACGTTGGCGATCTTGTCCCACACGTCCGAGCACTTCAGGTTCTGGATATCCCACGAATCGTATTCGCGCTGGTGCGAGCCTTGCTCTCCTCGGTAGTGCCAGTCGATGGGCAGTCCGCCGCCCGGCTTGGCGTTGGTGCACAACCAGCCCGCCTCGGCCGCGATGGCGCGCAGGGATAGATCGCTGAAGTTGATGACATCCGTGCTGGTGCTGCCATTGGCGGCTCCGTAGACCCCCTCACGCACCAGATACCGGTCTCCCAAAAGCCCGTAAAGGCTTGTCAGGCTGAAATCCGTATCGAGCGGGCCGTCCTTCCTTTGGGCTATCAGTCCGCAGAGTATCGGCGTGCCTATCGCATCCTCGGAATCCAATGGACTTGTCCAGCAGAGCGCGATACTGCGCCGGTCTGGCGCGAGGAGCCGTGAGCGTTCGCCTGGCGAATTGGCCGGCACCGCGGTCCATGGCACCTTGAGACCGCTCACCTCGTCCTGTCCCACACCCTTGGATTTCGTGGTCGAGAAACTGGAGTCGGCCACGCTGACTGACCAGCTGAAATTCGGCAGATCGATCGGACACATGATCTGCCCGCTGATGGTGTCGACGATGTACGCGCGCCAAGCCATATCGATCCTTCCTTTAACCTACGTTCACTCCGCGGTCCCACACCTCGAGGGTGCGGCCAGGGTAGTTCTCCTTGGAGTCGGAATGGCAGATGAAATACACGTTCTCGCCCCACGTGACCCTGTGGTTGCGGGTACGGACGGTGTGCCATCCGGCCTTCAATTCGACCAAGGCGTTGAGATGCACCTGCTGCCACGCTCGGCTCACCTGGAACTGGCCGCCGCCACCAGCCACGTCCTTGCCGTCGATCTGGAAGCCGACGTACCAGCATGCCATCTGTGTGGCGTCCTCGGTCGGCTTCTTGGGATTGTCGTGGCGGCAGGCGCAGGCGGTCGCACGATACCTCAGTTCGATAAGCCTGTCGGTCGGCAGATAGAAATCAGTGTCCTGTTCGAAATAGTCCTTGCCACCGTCCGAGAAATTCGACGGGCCTTCGTAGTTCCGCACATTGCATGCGAGACGGCCTCGCGAGGCGCCGTATGGCATGGCGTAGCGTTCAGCGCCATCACTGCTGCAGGATTTGGTCTGGGTCATGCCGGCTGGCACGAGCATGGCCGCCAACCGCACCGCGTCGTTCGGCACCTGGTTTATCGGAATGTCCGGGTCGGCGGCGGGAGTGCCCTGCGTGATGCCGAGCACGACCTGGTTGTCGGCGTCGCCCTTGTCCAAGTCGTGGGCGCGCATCCAGATGACGTCATAACGCGAAAGTCCAGCGTTTCCCGCGGCGACGGCCGGCGTCTGGCCCCCAGGCCAATACGCGAGCACTGCCTCTCCCCGCTGGCCGTCAGGCTGGATGAGCGCCGTGCCGGCACCTACGTTGTAGGTGAGTCCTGTGCCTCCGGTCACATCAAGACCCTGTATGATGCCGTCGCTCGTCCATTGGGCGCTGATGATATGCCGATGGACCTGCGGACTCACCCCATTGGATCGTGCGTCCGGTCTGATGCCTAAAGCCGTGGTCATAAATGCCTCCTTATATATAGGTGTCGTGCGATTCGCATGTGACCCAACCGCTGCCGGGCGTGGTGAGATTGACGGTCAGAGCGCTGCCGGCAGGTATCGTCATCCACCCGCGATGCGATAATCCCGATGTCACGTCCACGCCGCCCATGGTGGCGGTACGCGAACGGGTGTCCAGGAGCACCGGTGTGCCGGCGTGAATTGAGCGGTTGAAGGCAAGAGTCGAACCCAGCCCATCACATGCCAGACGAAGAGTGCAGCCATTCGGCCACTCGCCGTTAATCGAGTAGGCCGGGTAGGCGCGGGAAGTGCCTTGGTTCGGCAGCCGCATGACCGTCGCACCATCGGATACCGTGCCATACGACAGCGGGTACGCAAGGCCGGCATTGCCGGTGCCGTAGCTCAATCCTCCGGACTGCACCACCGACGCGCGGGCCTCGCCGGAGTGCGCCAGTGCTGACAGGCGCTCGGGACGCTCAAAAACGATCGTGATGGTCGAATCGGCAATGCTGCCGGACCTGTAGCCCGGCTGTTGGGTCAGTGTGAGGTATCCACCTCTGCAGTAGGTGTCCTCGGCGCTGTCAACCACACGCATCGTGACCTGACGATGCACGAGCTTGCGGACACTGTCGATCAAAGCGATGAGCGCGTCACGACTGGAGGCATTGGCATTCCAGTGCAGGGTAACGGTACGCGACGCATACGAGATGTCATCCTCATCCACGTCGTGTCCACCGTCACCTTGGCCGCGAGCCGTCACATTAACCTTCGCGGCGGGAGTCGACCACCAACCCTCGATGCCACCCTTCGCAATACACAGGCAATCAAGATCACCCGAGCCCTCGAAGCGTACCGGATCCAAGCCGGAGGCCGACAATTCAGCAAAATAAGCCATGACGGCCTCCTTATCGCAATTGGTGCCTTGCGGTTCGCACGAGAATCGATGCATCCGCCCACGGGTCGGAACGCTCCGGAATATTGACGTTGAGATTCACGGTCCGATCGCCCTTGTCTCTGACTTCGCCGCCGAAGACCTTGAGGACCTGCTCCCGCGTCAGCACGAGCTCAGGCTGCTTAGTCTCATTGGCGACGAGATGCCGTCCGGGAGGTAGGATGCCGCCACGGTCGTACAAGGTCGGCCGATCCCCGACGATGCCGCCGAAAGCGTAGCCGCCAGCCCTGTTTAGGGCCGACAGGCTGCCGTAACGGTGCAATGCGTAGTTCACGCCAGCATAGATGTTGGCGAGTGGATTCGTGATACCCAAGCTGCGGTACGGTCCCGCGTAGGCGTTGAAAGTACCTGGGATCGTCTGCATCAGGCCCTGCGACGGATGGCCGGCCTTAGCATTCGAATCCCAATTGTTGATCGCGTTCGGATTGCCGCCGGACTCCTGATTCATGCGCCGAAGGACGGTATCCGCCCAGCTCTCAGCCTGTCCAAGCTCCTTCAAAACGCGGATGACGAGACTGCGCCACTGTTCGACGCCTCCGCCCACGGCCCCATGGTATTGGCCGCTCTCGCTCTTGCTTTTCCACTTGTCGGTCAGAGATGAGGCGAAGCTCTTCGCCTTGTCGACCAGAGCGGATGCGGCCTTGACCGGTAATTGTCCGACCATCATGCCGAACTGGCCACCACCGATGCCGGCAACCTGCGATTTGACCGGCGAGAGGATCTTCGACGCAACCCAGTCGCCCGGATTTTTCACGAAGCTCTGCGCAGTCTCGGACAGGTCCTCAAGCCATTTCTTCGCACCGGACACCGCAGAGCCAACCTTGCCGACGATGCCGCCGCCTGCGAACCTGAGCCCGCCCATCATCATGTCCTCACGGACGGCCGCGACACCCTGACGGCGTGCGATACGATTCCAGCGATAAATGTTAGCCGCACCTACAGCACGCGTCCATTCTGGGACCATCCACGCCTCGCCGGGCGATGTCATCGCCGGAATGGAATCAACGCCTGGCGCGTAGCCAGGATTGATGCCACCCTCGGCGAATTTCACGTCCGGAAGCTTCAGGTTCAATCCGACGGCTCCCGCGACGGAATTCCATACCTTCTTTATACCATTGGTATAAACGGTGTTGACGATGAAGCTCACAGGCGATTTAGCGGCGTCCTTGACCTGATTCCAGCTTGACCGGATCCAGTCCTTCGTGGTGCTGAAAGTGTTGCCGATTGCGTTCACGGCATTGCTGATCGGCGTTTTGACGTTCTGGTTGAACCAGCCGCCGACACTGCCGAAAATGCCGGTTATGCCGTTCTTCGCGGATTGGAAAATACCGGAGAACGTTCCTGGAATACCAGCGAACCAGCCGGTTATACGTCCCGGAACACCACCGAACCATGCGGTCACGCCGTTCCAAACGGATTGCACCCAACCGCCAGCCGACGAGAACCAGCCGCCGATGGCGGAAGGAATCGACGCGAAGAACCCGCCGATGGTCTGCGCGGTACCACCAATCCAGTCGGTGAACGACTGCCACTTCAAGGTAATCCAATCCGTGCCGGCGCTCCACGCCTGTTTGATCTGTTCGACGGTCTGCTGCTGCGCGGCGACCTGCGCCTGCTGCTGCTGGACCTGATCCACACCGGACTGCTGCATCGCGCCGCCGACACTCGAAATGGCGTTACCGGCCATGCTCGGCCAGTTCAGCGGATTGAGATTATGTAGCCAAGTTGAATTCTTGACGCCAAGGAAGGAGGAATTCTCCTGCGTCTGCTGGTACTGCTTCTGGTATTCCTTGTATGCCTTGTCGCTTGTATCCTTGCCTTGGACGCCCTGCATGGCCTTCCAAAGCGTCTTCGGAGTGCCCTTCTGCAGATTGTTGGCAGCTCCGGCCAGCATGCTGCCGCCCAATGCGAGGGTTCCGCCCGCGCTGCCCAGCAGCTTGCTGCCGGTCTTGCCGACCTTGTCAAGGAAGGAGGACACGGTCTTCGGGACTTTGAAGTTCTTCAACACGCTGCCGAAAGCCTTCAACGCCCTGCCACCGGTCTTGAACACGGAGACGATGTCCTTGCCGACGCCGTACACGTTCTTCAAGATCTTCAAGCCCTTGCTGCCGAGCCACAGGTAAATAGCCGTGTCGAAGATGGCTCCCTGCTGTTCGGCGCTCAGACTGTTCCACATCTTCTCGATGTCGGCGATGAGCTGGATGATCGGCTTCAAGCCCTCCAAGGCGACGTTGAGCGCCTTGATGGCCTTGTTCAAGTTCGAATGGTCGCCCTTCGACGGGACGTCGAAGAAAGCGCTGAGTCCCGGCAGGTTCTCGACGACCTGCTTCGCCGCATCACGCAGGTCAAGCAGATTCTGCTTGAAATTGATGAGCGTGTCACGGTCGACATTCTCGAAAGCGCGATTGAATTCGTAGGTGAATTCGCCGGTCTTGACGAAGTTCACCAGTCCGGCGTATCCCCATTGGATACGCTGGTAGGCGTCCTCGATGCCCGCATAGGAGTTTTTGTCGATTTTGAACGCCTCGGCGAACGCCTTGTTGACCTTGCCGGTCGACAGGAACGCCGCCAGACCATCCCACGCGCCGCTGAACCAGTCGGTAAACTGGCTGACGCGGTCGGTCATCGCGTTCAAAGCGCCGGTCAGCTGCGGTTTGACCTTGTCGAGCACGGTCATGCCGAATTTCTGGACGGCCGCCTCCCAATTGCCCATCGCGCCTTCGAACGTGGTGGTGGATTCGGCGGCCTGCTTGGCCACGTCGGCCATGCCAAGCTGAAGAATCGCCTTGTTGAATTCCTCGGCAGTGATCTCGCCACCGGCCATCGCATCACGGAAATTGCCCGTGTACGCGCCGTTCTTCTTCATGGCGTCCTGCAGTTTGCCTGACGCGCCAGGAATCGCGTCGGACAGCTGGTTCCAGTTCTCGGTGGTCAGCTTGCCGGCTCCGGCGGTCTGCGTCATTACCATCGCGACGGACTTGTATGCTTCGGCTCCGCCGCCCGCCACTGCGGTCAGGTTGCCCGCGGCCTCGGCGAGCTTGCTGTAGTTCTTCACGCCGTTCGACGCGAGCTGGGCCGTGGTGTTGCGGATGTCGGAAAGGTTGAAGACCGTTTTGTCGGCGTAGTCCTGCGTGCTTGCGGTCAGCTTCTTGATGGTATTGTCGCTCACGCCCGCGAAGCTCATGGTGCTGGCAAACTTCTGCGCCGAATCCGACGCGTCGACCATCGAAGAGCCAAGCGACGCGAAAGTGGAAACCGCCTTGCCGACTACACTGGACGTGAATCCGCCGACTGCGCCGGCCATCGCGCTGAACCTCGCGGTCATACGACGGCTCGTCTCGCCGAAACGCAATTGGACTTCGGACAGGCCGCTCGCGGAGACTTTCGCCGAATCGACGGCCTGCTTCCACTTCTGCAAGGCATTGCGGAAACCACCAGTCGCGGTGCTCGCCTTCTGCTGCGCGGCCACCAGCTGCGTCTGCGTTTCCTTCAAACCGTTTTGCGCGGCGCGGATCTGCTCCTCGGCGGTCTTGTACTCCTCATCCTTCTGACGAGCCTTGCTCCGCGCGTCATTAAGCCGCGCCTGCGCACTGATCGCCTGGGAGGATGATGTGCCGTATTTCGCGACGGTCTCGTTGAGCTTCGTTTCGGCGGCCTGCACGCGCAGTGCGGCGCTCTTCTGCTCGTCACGCGCCTTCGCAATCTGCGCGGTGGCGGTGGCCACGGCCTTCTTCGCGCGTTTTTCGGCGGCTTCAAGGTTCTTGACCTGCTCCGCCAGCACGTTCGCGCCGGCCGCGCTGTTCATCGAATCGGAGAACTTCCTGCCGGCATTCCGGCCTGCCGCAGCAGCAGCCGCCGTCACACCGGAATTCAGTTTCGTTCCGAAAAGGCTCAGATTCGGCAGCACGTCAATCCACGCGGCTGTACCGGCCATGACCATTCACCTTCCTAATCTTACCGGCCCAAAGCCAAGGCCATGAGTTCCTTCCGCTCGCGCATATGCAATTCCCTGTCAGGGTCTTCCGCCACGGATCCGTCACGCCGTCGTGCGGGCGGCAGGATGCGTGGTCGAATATCCTTTTCGGTGATCTTGCGTTCCACCAGCGGATTCGTGTTGACTATCGTCAATTGCAGTTCGCGGAGCATTTCGCCGACGTCATGCGTGAGCCATTCGCATTCCGTCCACCCGTCGCCGGACACCGCCCGGTAGAACACGTTGCCGGGCGGCATATGCACGATGAGAGCGTGCAATGCGCGAAGGCTCAGATGCCCCTGCCAGTATTCGGCGATTGGGTCGCGTGGACTGTAGACCGCGCACAAGGCGGCCTCCAGTTCCTCCGCGTGCCCGTTCGCCGTCAGCAGGTCTACTGCCGTGTAGGGTTTCCCTCGGCATCCGTTTCAGTCAGATCGGAGCCGACCTCGTTGAGCAGCAGGACCAGCAGGCTCACCTGACCGCCCTCTTTCTCGTAACGCTCCCACTGGTCGCCAAGCAATGCCTTCGCCAGTTCGAATTCGTCATCGGCCTTCTGCGCCCTTACGAAAGCGCGCTTCTCCTCGTTCGTCTGGAAGATTGGCGAATGGATTTTGAAAACGGTGGCGTCCTTGCCGCCATCCAAAGTGAATTCGATCCATTCGGGAATCGTCGGATGCGATTCCAAGTACTTCGCCTTCACGGCCTGAAGATTGTATGTTGCGCCCATTTCAAATCCTTTCAAAAAAGCAGCCCTTTCAATGTGGTAAACAGTAAAAAAGAGATCCCCACAACGGTGAAAGGGACAAAAGCCATCGTGGGGAAGAATCAGAAAAAGAGCGGCTGTCAGGCTTCGGTCGAGACCTTCTCGCCCTCGTAGTAGCTCTTGTTTACGGCCGGGTCACGATAGAACGTGAACGTGGTCTCCTCACCTTCCGCGTCGCTGCGCGAATGGGTCAGATCGCCCTGGTTCGTGACCTTGACCTTGTAGCCCGCCTCGACGCGATAATGCGCGCCGACACCGGTGCTGTCCTGCATGAGGACGAGCAGACGATAGTAGGGAAAGTCGCTGATCGCGCCATCGGAATATTCGAAGCCGTTGTTCTTGTCGGCTGGCCACTGTGCGACCGGGACGCCATGGGCGACGGCCTTCACCCACGCGTTCATTTCCAGGAACGTGACCTGTAGGGTACGGGTCTTGCTGGTGATGTCGGAGCGAACCGGTTCCAGATCCTGTACGGCGGACACGTCGGAGGAGTCGATGCTTCGACTGATCTTCATGCCATCGGTTGAAATGTATCCGAGAATTTTGAAACCGTCCGGTATGGCGTTCGGTTTGTTCGTGGTCTTGTCGAAGAATTCCGACGGCATGGCGGTGGAGTAGTCCGCCAATGCGAGCAGCTGGGTGCCCCACTTTCGGACGTTGCCGTTGTTGTCGTCGAGAATGCTGACCACATCAGTTGCAGCCATTATTTCCTCCTTAATTGAAAAATCATTGTGGTCTGGTGTTGAGCGTGATCGTCGCCGTACAACGACGCACGTCAGGCATTGAATGACTCACTTCGGAAAATGAGGTGAGCGTTGAGGAGTCGACGTAGCCATATCGGTTTCCATCTCCCTGCAGCTGAGAGAGAGCGGTTTCGACCTTGCTTATGGTCGCGTCCATGGAAGTCCAATCAGCGGCGAAGATGTCGACGTCGACGGCTCTGCCGCGCGTGAATCCATCGGCGGTCGTGCCGCCCGGCGCCGGAGAGACGATGACGGCCGGAAGGTTCGCACGCAGATTCTCCGGTACTTCCGCCGAAGCCTTAATCCCCGCCTTGTCTTGCAGCCATTGGATGATGATCGGCATCGGTTGCGGCCATGAGCCGCGAAGCGGAATCGCCATAATCAGCCACCCGCCTCGGCTATGGCGCGGCGAAGGTATCCCTTCTTCGGATAGATCCGTCCGTCGCCGTATTCCTTGGCGTCCGCATGCTCGTCGCCGATGATGACTCGGGCATATGGTCTGCGCAGATGCGTCGGCGATTTCGTTCCAGGACGTCGTCCCTGCACGACATGCACACTTTCCGCGTAATGCCGGTCGCCTTCCTTGAGGGCAATGCGCTTCACGATCGGCGCGATGCGTCTGGCCTTCGCGTTCAAAGCGGATTGGACTGTTTGGTTGGACAGGACATTGCGTTCAATCCATTCCTTGTCGACTTTGAATCCCTTCATGGTCATCTCCCGTCATCGCGGCAGACGTTGACCTGCATGTTCCAGGAAGTTGGCGTCAATCCGCCGTTGAGCGCGACCGGATCGCCAATCACTCGATATTCGATTCCACGGACGACCACCTTGCAATCCCGGAGCGTTCCTTGATATGAACGCGGGAAGTAGAGCGACATGGAAACAAGCAATCCTTCCGGATTGACGCTTGTGGCGACATCGTCGGCTGTCGGTGTGCCAACCAGCACGTTGTCCACCGATTCCTCGGTCCATTTGCGGATCGGAGTGTTGTAGGCGTCCATGCCGGCGATGCTTGGATGGAACACCTTGACGGTTTCGCCGTGGATCATGGTACCACCACCTTTCCGGTGCTCATGTCGAGGGCCCCGGCGAGGAGGCATCGCCTTCCGCCAAGTTCCTTCTCCTCGCTCGGCCACAGTCGAAGGTCGCCGGTTGGGTTCTGGAAGCTGTAGGTGGCTTGGAATGGTCCGGCGGTCTCGCTCATGCTGCTGGCGCCGGAGGGAGCGCCATTGGAATCGGCTTCCATGGCGCGCCTAACGGCAGCGCAGCAGATGCGCTCACGGGTGATGCTGCTGACCTTGTCCCATCTGCGATAGGAGCGGATCAGGTCGGACGCATACGCGATGAGTTTCTTCGCGCGCGTCTTCTCCTCGTCCGTGAGCGCATGCCATGAGGCTTCAAGATCGTCAACACTTGCGAAATCATCTGTGTCGGCCATCATCGGGCCTCTCAGTCGGTCACGGTGACCTTGACGGACGCCTTCTTAGAGCCGTCGGAAGTGGTTGCGGTGACGGTGGCGGTGCCAGCCTTCACGCCGGCCACGACACCGACGCTCTTATCGACATCTGGTTTGACGGTGGCGATGGAGTTGTCGGACGGTTCCACAGTCCACGTGACATCCTTATTGGATGCGCCGTCTGGCACGACGGTGGCCTTCACCGTATTGGTGCCCTTGGTCTTGACGCCCATGGTCTTCTTGTCGAGGCTCACGCCGGCGACTTTCACGGTGCTGGATGCGGAGCCACCGGCGACGGTCAGGAGCGCATGGGCCTTCTGGTCGCCGTACTGCAAACCAATCTCGCCATACAGCTGCACCTTGTCGCTTGCGCCGGTCTTGGCGAGCGGCTCGGCAAAGAAATGGCCCTTGCCGGGGATCTCGAGGAAGCGCGGGGCGAGCTGTTCGAGGGACAGGACGAGCAGCTGGTCCTTCGGCATGTACGGGTCGAGCATGATGTTGAAGAGGCCGAAGTCGGTCTCGATGGTCTGCAGGTTCACGCCGCCGACGTTGCGGGTCTGCTCCTGATACTTCGCATCGGTCACGAAGCAACGGGTCAGTGCGCGCTTGAGCGTGGAGTTGACCACGATGGTGCGCGTCTCGGATTCGCGGATGCCGCCATTGTCCCAGGCCATCTGCGCGAGATCGAGCACATCGTCCATAGTCAGCTGGGCGGCGGTATGCTCGGTGCTCATCACGTTGGTGGTGATGGCTTCTAGGAGGCCGCGGGTGCTGCGCGCGCTCTGGTTGTCGGTCGGATTGTTGAAATGGCCGGAGATGAAGGATGCCTCCACGTCGCGGGCGATCTGCTTGAGCTGCTGCTGGATCTGCCAGCTCAGCTCGTCAGCGGGGATGGCGGTGCCTCCGACCTGCACGACAGGCATGTTGTCGGTGTTGCGCTGTCCTGTCGCGCCCTGCCGCGTGTAGGAGACCTCGACGGCCTCCTGGTGGATCTCGACCACGTTGTTGGCGTGGAAGCGGGTGCGTTCCTCGCCTTTCGGCGCGTCGGCGCCCTCGAGGCGCTGGCGGTTGGCGTCAGGGTCGCGCAGGTCGTAGCCCTGCCATTCGAAAAGCGTGGACGTGGTGGCGATGCCGCCGGTGAGTCCGCCGATGGCGGAGAGCAGCGGCGTGTCCTCGCGGCTTGCGGCGAAAAGCTCGCCGACGTAATTGGGCAAATTGTAGGTGTTGCCCTGTCCTGTGATTCCTGGCATGATGTCTTCCTTCCAGATTGGTGGTTACTGGCGTTTCGTGCCGAGCATGATGCTCTTGAGTGTCATCGAGGTCTGATAGTCGCCTTTCTTTTCGGCGGCGGCGATCTGCTCCCTGATGCTCATGCTTCCCTGCCCGCCCGGCTGGTTTCCTTCGCCGTCGAGCGGATGCCTGCCATTGCCGGATGCCGGCGGCTTCCCCTGTGTGATGACGAGCTTGGCGACCTTCTCGGCTGTCTTGTCAATGGATTCCTCGTCATCGCCGGTCACGAGGTCAACGAATTCGGCGGGGATGCCGTGCTTGAGGCAGGCGTTGGCGACAAGTCCGGCGTGCTTCTGCTCCGCCAGCTGTGATTCGAGCTTCCGATTTGCTTCGGTGGCCTTCTGCAGTTCACTCTTGTTCGCTTCCTCCTGCTCATCGAATTTCGCGGCCTTGGCTTTCAAATCGTCATAATCGGCATACTTGGCCTGTTCGCGGCGCAGACGGTCCTCCACGATGCGGTTGACATCGCTCTGAGAGAAGGTCTTTTCGCCATCGGACGGAGGCTCGCTCTGCTGACCGTCCCCGCCGGGTTCGGCCGGTGGCGCGACCATCATGATGTGACGAAGACGCATGATGAGGGATTTCGGCATGATGAAACGCTCCTTGTGTTTTCTCCGAATGTTTGAGGCCATCGTGGCCTTTTGACCAGGCATGACGGAGCCAGTGACCGCCCAAAAAATGGGATAGTGGCAGGTGCGGGACTCGAACCCGCGTTGTTTCAATGTCGTGGATTTACAGGCCACTGCCGTCGCCACTGGGCCAACCTGCCAAGAATGTGCTAAAATATATGAAGACCGGGGGTCCTCTGCGGCGTTGAAATAAAACGCAATGAGCGGAGGCGTGCTCCCGGTTGTTTCATTTCAATTTGATTTCCAATAAACCTTCACCGTCGAGAATGAAAAGTCTGCGGATTTTCCACTCACGATCGTTGTACTTCTCTAACTGGTGAACAAGCTTGTCTTTACGTTTCGATTGGCCAAGATCTATCACGAAACAGTCCTTGACGACATCGTGATTCTCTTTAGCGCTTCGAACGGCTTTGGTGATACGATCGGCGATTTTGCCAAAATCAGCTTTTGCCAAGGACTTCAATTCGCAAAGCTCGTTTGTTTCGATCCAACGGAAATCATTTGTCGCTGTCCTTTTTTCTATGTCTCTTGGTATCCATTCGACATGGTTCCCAAGATTCTGGAATCGTTCAAGGAACACGATTTCCTGCGGATATAACATATCGGTGGAGTGCGGAACTCCAACCTTTTCCTGACGCATGTACCATTCGCGATCGGTGACGCCAGCGAGTCCTCGCATTGAAAGCAGTCGTTCCTCGTTCTGCGCATGAGGCTGCTTCCAACCATCAGGGATGGCGGTTCCCGGACGGATTCCATCCGCGTATTTGCCCTTATGCTGTCGCATCGCGCGAAGGATATCGTCCACCGAATCGCTTCCGGCCTCATCCCTCGCTTTGAGATAGTCGTCGTACAATTCGTCGGGACGATAGCCCTCCACACGCGGTTTTTCATCCCATGATGGGACAATCTCGCAGTCGCATGCCGCATGGTACTTGTTGAACAAGCCTCCGGCCTTTTCGGCGCTTGCATAGACGAAGCCGCGTCCGGCGAGCATGGCACAGAACGCGCAGGTATGAAGTCCGGAAGGAACGCGTGCGAACCGGGGCCCATACTTGTCAAGCTTGGCTGCCGACCTGACGGTACTGCGACCGCCGTTACGCACTCCGACCGCGATAAGCCGATTCAGGTACGAGAGATAGGCGTTCGGATCATATCGCTCGTTGCCTTTGAACAGCATGCTTGCCTTCGCCCGAATCATGTCGGTCAAATCGTCATGTATAGGGTCGGCGAGTATCGGCTCGTATTTGTCGTCGAACCATTTCGACCGCATTTGCTTGTACCAGTCGGCTGCTGCGGTCGAACTGATGCTCCCATATTTGTCAATGATGGCGGGAACGAGTTCCAGCAGCATGTCACGCTGCTGTGCCGGTTCCATTCCCTGCAGCTGTTGCCACGCTTGGCCCATCTCCCGTTGTGCGAGGCTCACCGCCGTCTTCTGCGATTTGGTCAGAAGATTGATTTCCTTGCGGCTCGGAGTCCGGTTTGTCATTCCCGCCTCCGTTCATCCCGGCGAGCGCGTTCAATGCGCTTTTCGCTTCGGCTCGGCGCTTTTCCGATAGGAGTCTGGTGATTTGCTCGTCAGTGAAGCCGACTTCCTCCAATGCGACGGTCGTGTCGGCAAGCCAGGGGAAGGCCCCCACGAGTTTGACCATCGCGTCTCCGGCGTCGATGACGCTCGGCAGCGACGGATTGCGCCATCGTGCGGTGATGCCCGCCATCTCGTCGGTCACTTCGGTCGTATGGTCGCGAAGCATGATGATGTCCTGCGCGATACGACGAAGCGAAGCACCATACACGCGGTTCGCTGCCGAGCAGTCGATGACCAGATCCTTCTCCGCAGCATGCATCGCCTCTGCGCTCGATGGATTGTCCTGGATGATGCCGAGCGAGCTGACCGGCACATTCGTCTCCCCGGCGAATCTGCAGGCAAGCTCTCGCATCTGGTCGATATGCGGCTGCACGGACTGCTGGGTGATCTGCTCAAGCTTCGGCACGTCGCCATCCTCGTCCTTACCAATCATGTTCAATCGTCCGATGACGAATTCCCAGACTGGAATCGGATTGCCATCATCGTCCTTGAATGAATCGGGGTCGGCGCCGAGTAGAAGCCATTGCGGTGCCGAGTAGAATTCGGCGCTGACCTCGCTGCGCAGGACGGTGCGCACCGCGTCATCGGTGATGCTCATGACCGCGCGGTTGATGATCGACCTGCCGAAAGGCCTGTCGATGGTCGGCCTATAAGACAGCACCTCCACAGGCACACGGCCAAGACCATGCGCCCACACATCGTCCACGTACCATTCACGCCCAAGCTGGCAGGTGATGACTTGGAAAGGCGTCCATAGGCGGAATCGCGTAGGACGCGCGTAATCGTCGATGTCATCGATGGTGAGCGCCGCCTTGAGACTGCGCGTACGGAAATTCCACAGGGCGCTCGACCATTGCGCGCTGTGCGGAATGGTGAGCACAGGCGGTTCCCCAGCCGACTCGTCGCCCTCCGACACGGCCATGAAGACGCACGAGTGGATCATGCTGCTGCTGATCGCCATCGGCAGCTCGATGTCCCAGCGGTTAGCGGAGAGAATTGGATTCAGGTCGAAGGAATCGTCGCTGCTGTTCGGACTGACAAAGCCATCGAACATGCAGCGCTCGGCGTGTGCATTGACTGCTTTCGCTGGCCAGCCGACCACCTCCTCGAGATTCCGCATGCTCGGCGGGATGGAGAAGCCGATGTCGCGGAGCCGATGTTTTCCATCCGCATACCGGGAGCGCAGTGAATTGCGCGCGCGCTTGCGGTTCCACACGGTGACGAGATTCGATAAAGTGTCGTGCAACGCCGGGTCAAGCCCTTTGATATCGGTCGGTGGATTGAAGATGATGCCGAGGTCGCTGAAATCGGTGACCGGAGCGAGCAGCGATGTCATGTGAGCCTCCTCAATCTTTGCTTTCTTCCTGGCTTGCGCCTCGTGGTGAATGCCCCGTGCAATGCCAATGTCGCGGCCTGCAGCGGGCTTATCTCCACATCGGAGCCTTTCTTGTTCCATGCGACCGCTCCATTGGGGCCGATGTCGCGTAATGTGACGCCCTTCACGGCGGCAGCCAGCTGTGGCTGGTCCCTATCGCTCAGATGGGTGATGGACTTGTCTCGAATCATGTCGAGCACGCGGCCTGTGGCCTGTCCTAATTGGCGTGTGTCGGTGACTGTCACACGCACATGCCGTTTCTGTAGGTCGGGCACGATGCTCATGGCCGGCGATTGCGCGTCGATGACTACGGCCGCGGTCTTGTGCCAGCGTTCCGCCAGCCAGTCAACAGCCCATTGGACTCCGTCGGTTCGAGTGGAACGGTATTCCTGTAGGGAGATGAACGCAGTGCCATCGTCGTGCTTGAACGCGAGTCCGATGGCCAATGCACTCCTGTCCGGTGGCATGTCCACGCCGAACGAGAGCAGGCCATCCGTTTGTGGGTTGGCCACCTCGGTAGCGTGCCATGCATCCTCACCAATGACCTCGATGGCTGTCCGTTCGTCCCAGATGCCGAGCGCTTCACGTCGGAACGAGTCTTCTGCGAGGAGGTTGCGCATGCGCAGGATTGCTTCCTCGCTGGTGCGTTTTGGATATGACGGATTCGCTTTCGCCCACGCGGTCCTGTCATCCAGGTCGCAATCGCGGTCTGCACCGAGCTCGACGTAAAGCATGTCATCCGACTTGCCGGACAACGCGGTCGAACGTTTCTCCTCGAAGGCCTCGCATTGATCGCCCGGCTTCGGTGGATTGCCCATGAACACAATCAGCGGATTCGGACTTGTGTTCACGATTGGAATCAGGTTGTCCAACGCCTTGATGGTGAGAATCTGAGCCTCGTCGAACACTTCGATGTCGGCGGAGTGCAGACCTCGGCCGAAACCGTTCTCTCGGGCGCCGAACATGATGCGGCTGCCATTGGTGAAACGGATCTCCTGCTGTCCGTTCGCGCGGCGCACGGACTGCACGTATTCGGAAAGCTTCGGATTGCGGGTTAGGTCGCACATATCGGCGAACGTCTCATCGGAGGTGCGCGTATGGTGCGCGGTCCAGATGACCAGTGTTCCGGCGCGTCCGGCGCACAGGATGAATATCGAAGTTCCGACGGTGAACGTCTTGCCGATCTGTCTGCAGCTGGACAGGACCGCTCCTCCGGATCCGCATGCGTACTTGCCGTCGGAGCGTTTTGCGAACAGAAGGTAGAGAAAACCTTTCTGCCAGAGGTCGTAATGAATCCCGGCCTTAACCGCCGCACCGTTGATAAGTTTGAAGTCGCTTGACGTGACGTCTTCCGGCCTGTCTCTTATACACATCTGACGCTGCCGACGAATAGCCTTGT